GATAATAATGTTTCCCGCTCATGGATATACACCTAACAGAATACAGGATGCAATAGCTGGAAAAGGTGGATGCTATGCGGATATCGTATACATGAACGGTATGAGTTCCGCCAATCATGTCACAGTGACAGAGTACAGTACAGGAAAGAAAATCAAGGGCATGACAGTAACATATACATCAATCAAGCACACTTGCCCGACCACGTGCGCAATGTACCCGAAACAGTACAGGAGGAAATAAGATGATAGATTGGATAGCACCTAATCAAGAGCAAAACACAATAGATATATTGAAAAAAATGTTAGCTGAGTTAAAGGCTGGAAAAGTTAGCACGAACCAAGACCTACATGACCTGCTTGTTATTCTCATTGTTGGTATGGACAAGTTCGGCATGAGCAACACGAAATACCGCAAGCTTGTTGACCTAGTCCTCAATCATGGCTGGTCAGTGCGAGATGCTATCAAACGAATACAAACTGATGATGCTAGAGAGGATTGGCATCACTACTATCCCAAAGGACACTAGACTATGGATGCTCAAGATTTAGAGAAAATGATAAGGCAATTGGTAGAGGGTAGACATCCTTTCAATCACAGTGGTTACTACAATCTGTTTACTGACCAGATAGAGGATGACTACGACATCGAGCGGATACGAATGACTGAGGATATGTTCAACAAGATATCTCCACATAACAGTGAGAATCCAGTAGAGCATGTCGAGTCAATAAATTGTGATTGCATGAAGTGCAATCAATGGACAATAGCTGACTTCACAGAGAATGTAGACTATATAAAGGAGGACTGACTATGACTAAGTTATGCCAATGCGAGCCGGATACATATCCAGCAACACAATACGATATCGAATACAAGAATCGTGACGAGTGGCTGAAAGACCATCTTGATGGTGGACTTTATGAGCATCGCTATGAGTTCGAGCAAGGTGAGATATCAGGTGAGTACTACTGGTGTCAAAACTGTGGTGATGAAATCTTGGCAGGTTTCGAGCTTATCCAAAAGGCAATGCGCTATCCATTCACAGAAGAGGCTTACTATTCTGAAACAGAGGTATGGATGCAATATCCGCCCGACAAGATACTCTTGACTCCAGAAGCAGCAGAGCAAGCATGGGAAGGATTACAACTATACAGGATGGAGCAAGGCGTAGACTATATACATGGAAAAGACAGTGACTGATTACATTGAATTGAACAAAACTTATCCTTCGCCACTGGCGGAGGATAAGTCCTTACAAATGGTAAGAGGAGGATACATTATGAATGGGAAAGGATGGAGCTACATACCAGAGAATCAGTACGATGAGATAGATGAATGGAGGGAGAAGTACAAGCCTATTGATAACCCTCACACTGATGGTGATGACTTCTTTGAATCTTATGGTGAGGACTTAGACTTTGTAAAGCAGTACGATGATGATGTAATCTGGACATGGTGTACCAGTGATGGTGATGGATGGGATTATGTAAATCAAGGCTGGCACTCTGCTAATCGTATGGGCTATCACATAGCATCAGTACCCTATCAAGCAGGTCAGCCTGACCAGTATGCATGGCGTATCGAAGGCGAGATAGAATTTCATGACGGTGAATATGCAGGAGAGAGGCTAACAACTGGTGGTGACTATCTGGATGAGGAGGATACTGCAGAGTTAGTCCAGATAGGGACAGAACAGGGTCTAGATGCAATGGTACAATATATCAAGACTCATCAACTAGAATGGTGTATCTGGCAATAGGAGGCTGATATGAAACAAGAGCTATATGTAACGAAAGACCAGCGAGCATTTATCCTGCTCATAAACAAGACACATGACGTGCAGGAGATTATTGGCAAGGTTGGAATCAGGCTACTGCTTGAACGGTTAGACAATGATGATATGGAAGCAGTGAAGTTGGTGCATGACTTCACTGGCTGGATGCTGGAGTTCAAGGCAGAGACTGCACCTATGAGCAAGCAGTTGTTATCAGGTGGTGTATTTACTAACGAACACAATAGATATAACGGAGGTGAATAATGATTGACCCAAAAGAATACGACAATATAGATGAGTACTGGCAGGCTATGGCTGATGAGTTTGGACTATCAGTCAGTGACGTGAAAATGATAGCTGATTTAGATGGTGAACCCACTGCCGAGCTATCTCTGCACCTAGAGGATTACTTCTAGGATATGTATCCGACTGGGCATAGTGCTATCGATCAAAAATCAGGTGCAAGTCCTGACCAGTCATATGCTGAAAAGCACAATGCAATATCAACCATAGGAGGTTGCTAATGATAGTATCATTCAAGAGGGACGAGGCTTACAGCTTCGACAACAGTGTCGTTATCGAGCAGGCACTCAAACATAAGATGCCTTTGTATGACCACACAACGCAGGAGGTTGAGTACACTGAGGAGGAACATGTGGAGTCTATTACGATAACGCACAGGACAGTACTCAAGTCGCTGATAGCAGCCCTTACAAGCTGTCTGGAGGCGCAACAACACAGGTCAGTGAATAACCTGATGTATCACATAGATAATTCACCAAACAAAAAAGGAGTATAAATATGTTAGAACATAAAATAGATAATGAAGGACAACAGTACACTACCCTGCGAGATGTGATAGATACTACCTACGTAGTCACTAAGAAGTACGAATCTATACTGTCGGAGACCAGGCAATCGGCACGCACACAAAGTTGGTGGCAAAGATTGTTGAAGGTGATACCAGCAAGTGACATGCACGATACTATGAATTGGTTAGATAGAAACAATGAGCGCATGTACGAGCTACAGAAAGGCATCAAACTGCTGAAGGCAGACAAGCTACCCAAGCTACCATCAGCAGACTGGGGGCAGTTAGTATCGATAACTGACCAAGCATCAGAGTATGCAACATACTGCAGTAACGAAGGCTCTAATCTAGAGGACAAAGTTAGTGATGTAGAGTACCAGCTAGACGACCTAGAGACTGCTCTAGAGACTATTACCCACGAGTTAGCAACCGATTTCAAAGAAGCCATCGAGGCTGTACGGACTGTAGCTGATGAGTTAGTCGGCAATGCTAGTGAGATAGAAGACCATGCTGGTCAGCTATCAAGCTGGGTGCAATCTGAGATTCCACAGGAGTTACTGTGGTAAATATAATACTGGACATATTGGAGACTCACCATCAGTTCATTCTGATCGTGAGTCTTCTGATGTTTATGCATATCGCACTAGCGATAAAGGAGAACTAAGACATGCTAACTAGAATAACTAAGCGACAACAGAAGTTCGGCTGTGATGTATGCAATACAACACACTCTATGGATGATGTAGGAGACTATTGGGGTTACGCATACCCTAAAGAGAAAGGGAGGCATATCTGCAAGACGTGCCTGCCACATATTGAGGCATTCATTAGGGATTTAGACAGATACCATGAGGATTTAGGATTGCATATACCTTTCCATCCTGACCATGCCATCTCTGTATTCCCTAGTTTGTGTAAGACTCTCGACCAGATGCACGACATGGACTTTGAAGGAACACATAAGGACTTTCTCAATAAAGATGTAGGTCATATAGAGACTGATGTGGAGTATGCTCAACGAGTAGCTACACTGAATATGAGAGGCATAGAGGAGTACAACAATGGCTAAGTATAGTATCCCAACGAAAGTATATCACTACGTCTGCATGCAATGCAGTAATACTGACCAGAGTCTAATCAGTGATGAGTATGTATTCAATATGCCCAAGAGTGACAAACATATCACTCTGCATCATGTATCAAATGGGGACTATACAGGCTATACACAATGTGAGGAATGTGGCAGTGACCTGATAGAGCGATACCCTCTCTACTCATTGAGGGACAAAAAAACACTCTGCCCATATGAAGCTCTAGGACAGAAGCAACGTGCCTGCCCTGAGTTTGAGTACATGAGCGACCAGCATGAGGCAGATTGGGATGACAAACTACAACAACCCACTGAAGGCACACCGTTCCTTTGCGCAAACTATGGTACTGATGATGCCGATAACGGATGCTTCATAGGATTCGCTTGGATACCTGCATCATGATATGGGATAACGACCATCTAGAACTTGGAGAACACCTGCAGAATTGGGAGGATGAGATGAGTTGGGATACACATGATGCAGATGATGTAGATGACGAGGAAAAGGATGAGGATAAGGAGGTGGTATGACTGTTGAAAAAATAGATCATAAGAATAAGTTGGTACTAGAATTTCTGGACTTAGCCTCTTCAAAGGAGGAGGCTAAGTTTGATAGACGGTGTGGTGAACAACCTACAGAGGAATTGTTGGATTGTCCATACCAATACTGGGATACTACCGAAAACTATGAGAATGAAGCATGCTCCTGTCCTATGTTGCATTACAATGGGGACTACTGCGATTATGTTCTCATTGAAGGTGGGCATGGATACTGTGAAATGCTAGTTAGTGTAAAGGAGGTAATATGAGTGTATATAAATCTTGGTGTGCAGACTGCGGTGAGCTTGTAGTAATTGGCAGCCAACAGCCATGTGTTGTATGTAATGGCAATGAAATTGACTGTTGGGAATGGAAAGATAAATGGTATATATATGCAGTAAACGAGGAACACCAAATGGTGACAACATTCGATGACATAATGAAAGTACAACCATTGTTTCTTGAACAAGAGGTGACAGTATGAGTACTTACAAATGCAGTCAGTGTGGCAGTGGCGATATCGTCACTGCCTTTACTGCTCATGTACCACTAAGTGTAGGTGATGATGCCAATGAGGATGTGGTTGCTGACTACATCCTCAAGGATGGTACTTGGGATGAGCCAATGTGTGGTAGATGTTTTACCCACAATATAATAGACACAGAAAACTACATTGATGGTAGTGGCTGGCATGTCCAGCACTACAATAGACATAGTGCGAGGTGAAACTATGAAAGAACAAAAAGATAACAAAGACGGACACGATTTCTGGGATGACCACTTTGAAGTTATAGGTCTTAGTGATGAGATGAATGAGAAGGTGAAACAAGAAATCACTAAAAAATTAGAGGGTAAGTTTGACAAACTTGAGAAAGATAAGGAGGTGCAAGGATGACAACAGTAAAAGAACACACAGAACGCATGGCAAGGTACTACAAGCCTGATACAGCGATTGCTGTCCATGTGTGGCACGTAGATGACGTGCTTCACACAGCCGAACGTATGGGGGTTGACATATCTCGTGCTGAGGCAGAGGACATTCTACATGGCATTCATAACAGGGCTGATGCCGAAACAGGTATCAACTGGGATGTTATCGAGGTCAACATAGACATGCACATAGCTGAACGAAACAAGGAGGTGACAGCATGACTGAGCCATATCAAGCAGAAGTTACCAAGATCAAAACAAAACTATGGAATGCACAGCATATCATCAAGAATGCTAAGGCTAATCTAGGTGTAGACGGAGAGGAATGGTCAATCACATACTCTCCTTTAGCAGAGGAATTACAAGCTGCACTACATAAACTAGCAGATGTTGAGACACTAGTAGGGGCACTGCATCGTGACATAGTAGAACACGCAAATCAAAATCCAATCGCCTCTTATACAAGGTGAACATATGATAGATGATATCTTAGTCGCCATGAATTGGAGATGGACGTGTCAAGGCTGTGATAAGGAAGGTGAAATTCAATCACTCAATCGTTACGATGCCTACGGTATACCCACAGGTGCATGGTGTGACGATTGCTACAAGGATGATAGTATATATCCGTACCATAAAGACGAGTACTTTGACCCAACCTATGCAGGCGAGAGCCTAGAGGAGGACTACTGACACCCTATGGCATCAATACAGATTAGTACTTTCGATGAGAAAGTAATAGCTACAATCAACACCAGACATCTAGATAAGGATGTACTGGTCAAGCGTGTCCTCAAGGCTGTAGAGCAGGCTGAGTACGTAGACTGGGTGACTTGGGAAGGCGATGACGGCTACGAGACACCTATCCTAGACGATGACTATGAAACGCAGGAAGAAGAAAAAGAATAAAACACCTAAAGACCAGGCGGATTACTATCCGTCTGGTACAAGGTTAGGTACTGTATGGACGTACTGCTATTGCATTCGAGAATGCAAACTACTACCATTCGCAAAGTCAGACCAGTGGAGGCGGGATATCCACAACGAAATGTTTGGGATAGATGACAGTATGTGTCCAGATCTAAATAAGATACTGCATGATGAGGTTAGCGAATGAAAGCAAAACAAATGACAGGCGTGCCTAAGCCTATAAAAAATTCTGGTGGCAGAAAGTTTCACCTTGTTTATGTTGGGAATATACATGGTAAACGTAGTGGATGGCCTTGGGCTGGCGTGACATTACGACTGAAGGATGTATTCAAGAGAGTACCCAAAAACGCAAGGCAGAAAGCAAAGATAAGAAAAAGACAAGCCGTTACATGGGGCGTGGCTAAGAGAAACAGAAAGAACTTAGTCATAACAGGTAAAACTTCTAAGGATGACCTTGCATACACAATACTACGTGCAGGCATAGAGCGTGGAGACACCTTCATAGTGTACCATTCAGGAGAACCTGTAGTGATACGTAAACAAGACAGTGGTGCAGGCTATTACCTTGCTGCTCCTACCAACACAGAACTGGAAGAGGTAATGTCAGGCATCAAAGAAATTAGACGTAACTTGCGATGGTCTTACGGTAGTTTCTGTCATGGAATACCATCACAAGTAGAACTAAAGGTAGACCCAGACAAAAGGATTATCAAATGAAGTATTACATAGCAAGCACTCCATATAATACAAACTTTGTAGTCATACCTGCAGACGAATTACCATCAGCTTTACCGCCTGCATTTGTATTAAGTGGATGGCCTGCTTTTGAATGTGATACAACAGACATGGATATATTAATGGAAGAAGCAATGAAACACGTCACAGAATGTGAATACATGAATCTGTGGCATATATATATGAACTAACAAGGAGGTTAGTTATGTTATCAAGACGAGAAATAGCAGTAATTATGATCTCACTATCTATGATGGCTGGTTTTGTAACAGGCGTTATTATATGGAACACCTTCAGGTCATATGAAGTAGAGCAACCAGTAGCTGAAGCCACGCTACCCAATCCCTACATAGATGTACAGTTGAACACACCAGTACCACCTACACCAACAGTAGAACCTACCGTAGAACCACAGCTAAGGGCAAGGCTGAGTTACTATTGGCCGCCTAATCTTGGGCCCAATTGTCACCCAGATAACGTGGTCAACGGTGAGTGTACATCATGGCTGACAGATGGGTCGGGTAGATGGCATCACTGGTCGTGGTGGCACGAGAAATATGCTACAGTCGCCTGCCCAAGTGAGTTCCCACTTGGTACAAAATTCTATATCCCTGAGCTAAAGAATACGTACCTGTGCATTGATCGTGGTGGGCTCATCCATCGACTGGACGATGGCAGTTTTCGATTGGATCTCCTACAGAGAGAGCCACCCTGGATAAAGGGTGGACGAATAGTACGAGACCGTTGGAGTCCAGCAGGGGCATTTCTAGTAGACGTAATGATAGTGGAATAAAATAAGGGGAGGCTACGTAAGTAGCCTCCCCTGCGGTACTGATTGGAGAAATTCAGGAGGAAAGGAGAAAAACCTGTAATCTCTCCGCTACCAAGGAGGTGATAGCTATTATTATAAAGCTATTGCCCTTGTTTAGCAAGACCTCTACTGAATGCATAAAGCCCTGCAATTATAGCTCCTGCCCAAGCGGCAGCTTCTGGGGGTAGATAACCCTGAACAGAAGCAATCACTCCTGCTACTAGAGCACTTACAGAGACCCAAAACTCAGTTGTCTTCCAGCCATTCTTCATCTTATAATCCTCCGAATTATGTAACCTAATTATACTACATCACCATCATTATAAAATGGTGGTTTTAGCTTACGTACCTTCAGTGCTTTACGAATTAGTTCTGCGGCATCACCCCTTGCAATGTGAGTGGTGGTAACATATAGCAAGAGCCATCCTTCAAGCTGGCTTAGATTCAGCTTATCACAGTCATTCTCATAGCCTTTGCCACGATTATGCCTGCCTCCTACCCACACCCCTCCTTGTACCTCACATGCTACCTTTTCTTCAGGCCATGCAAAGTCAAACCTAAACCTTCTAGCATTACTAAAGCGATACTCTCTTTCAGGCTTCTTAACTTTGAGTAGCTTTAGCTGCTGTGATAGTTCGTCTTCTAGTTTACTTTTGCTCATTCCATTCAACCGATACATCTTGTACTGATGCTAAGGCAGCGAACAATGAATCACGCAACCCTTTAGGTAGCTCTAGTTGACTTGATAAACTAATAGCTCTATCTAAAGCTGACTCAGCACGCTTTATGTTGTTGGCTAACTGCCGCTTTTGAGACTTCACTTTATCCTTACGGTCTCTTGCGTCAGCTATAAGTCCGATCAGTGTTCTCACTGGCATAGGTACTCCCCCATAATTATCCGCGCTTTCTACTGCTTTTGTCAACCACGATTTTGCGGCATCTAGGCTACCTGCAGAACGTGCTGCCCTGAAGTGATACCTAGTTAGGGTAACATATTGTTCACGTACCTCTGGTGGAAAAAACTCTGCGCAATTCTTGTACCTTAGCACTGTGTCTGGCAACACACCACTGACATCTGCGATAGCCTGCCGTACTGCCCTCTTTTTCTTAGGGTTATCGGATGCTTCATCTTCCAATGAAGTAGCAATGTCCCCAATAGACCAGAACTCTACATCTCCTAAGCCCCTGACCTGTTGCAATAGTTCAAGGTAAGTCTCTGGTATTAGTTGTGATGGTGTCAGTGTCAGTGCTTCATTATTCATAACCATATATCTCCTAAATCATTATGTCCATTGTCTTTCAAAAAAAGTTTCAATCTATCCATTGGTGTAAGATCTTCTGCTGGCAATGCATAGCTACGGATACCGTATCCGAAATCTTTCATAACAGCATGCTTCATCATCTTACCAAGTGTCCAACCAACCCACTTGATGGTATCTACATCAATGAATTTACCTAGCACTAGCACATCAGCTACCTGTTCTATATCAGTTTCTTTTACCAAAAGAAAAACTGGCTTACGAGCACACTTTACATCTATAGTGAGCCCATTAGCCAGTTCAAAGTCTACTCCACCATCACCCCAAGGCCGTTGCCATAGGTCATCTTCATCTATAGTAAAACCAAACTCACTTGCGAATGCAAATTCGCCAGCTATCCCAACGATATTCTCAGCATTGGGATCTTTAAAAAGGCGGTGTGTTCCCCGCTTTCCGTGCGACTGTTGTCGCTTGCGCCCCAACTCTTCTATTTTTCCCATGATTTTTAACCCTATAGTCAGGTATGTCCGACATATCTACAAAACCATCTTGGCCACACATACCAATTAGTCTAGACATAGAAGCTCCACCTATCCGCTCTCCTAACTCAGCAGGTGTGAGATTACTAGTCAACAAAAAGCTTTTATGTTCGTGGATACGATTGATTAGCTTATAGAATTGTTCTCTGGCCCACTCCATATTGGCGGCATACTCTTTTCCAAAGTCATCCATTATAAAATAAGGAGATTGCTCCCAATCTTTGAACAATTGAGTCGGAGATCCATGTGCATAGCTGTCTCGTATCAACTGGTAAAAATCCTCCGAGGTTATAAACTCTCCAAATTTTCTAAAACCATAAGGCGGAGTAGGTACAGCACCTAAAGCCCTGTATGCGGCTCTGGCTAGATGTGTCTTACCACATCCATAGTTCTTACTCCACAATACAATCCCCCCTGGTTCTCCTTCTATAAGGGATTCAATCCATGTATACACTTTAGCCTTCGCTTCTCTACACTTAGGATGCCAAGTGACATCAAAGCTATCGAAGACACTAAAGTCAACCGGAGACTCCGGCAAGGAAGTCACCAATATCTGATGAGGTACTATGTCCTGCTTTTTCTCTGTCATTATTCCTCTCCCATTCTGGCATTTGTTGTAACAAGAATCTTAAACTCAGCTTCTTGTCTTGCCAAAACTTTTGGCTCTTATAATACGTATAAGCTTGTCTGAATTGCGATACACTATATTTCTCTGCAATCTGACGGGCAGCTTTACCTTCTCCTTGATACCATTTGGGGCCATATCCCAATAATTCCACGTAAGCATCTTTGATACCAACTGTACGATTTTTGATTGACTGTTCTGCGTCGGTGACTTTGGGCTTTGCTTTTTTTTTCTTTGCCTTAGCCTTGACTGGAGGAGAACCTTGCTCATACTGTTCCATGTTCTCTTTCCAGCGATCTTGTATGCTTACAACTAGTGTGGGAGCAGGCCTATTCTTGAATTGTTCTGCTCGTAACTTTATCCAACCATCTTGTTCCAACTCCCTTCTGCTTTCACTCACCTTACCTACACTCATACAGGTACGTTTGGCTGTAGTACGTACACCCTCATAGCAACTGTTGTTGCCACCACATACTCTGTAATAATGTACTAATAAACGAAAGGCATAAGGGGATAATCCAGCATCATCGAGGAGGTTAGGAAGCATAGTAAAATACTTACGCCCCCCAACATCCTCGATATACTGGTCAGTCGTTTCAGGTGTCACTAGAACAATGAGTTGATAGACTCTTCTGTCGTAGCGAATACTGGCTCATCTAATATAGGAGTATCTATATCGTCAGATCCTTTATTCCATGCTTTCAACCACTCTTCTGCGCCTTCAGCAATGTTAGTAAAATTCTCGTAGTTCTCACGCCCTACAAAGATAGTCCTAAGACGTTCCTCTGTAACATCCTCGCCACCAAAATAGAAAGGATGTGGTCGCAGTGGTGTGATAACACTCTTTGCGGATGACCCTACCTGGTCGTACTCTGGCTCGTCACCAAAAGTACCAATGCTATGCCAGAAAGCACACTGAGCTATACCATTGTCTGCGCCAGCAGCCCTTCGAGCAGGACCAATGGCATTGAAAAAGTCACGAAGTGAATCCATGAGATTGCCCGCTTGATAACCCTTAGCGGTGAGTACACAATAGCCAGCAAACTTTGGAGTGCCTTTATTCATGTGGCCTAGACCGGCTAGTACCTGTACATGTCGGCGTGTGAACCCATTCTCTCTATCAAACTGTGTTTGATATCCACCTGTCTGGTCCAGCCAGCGTAACCGAAACCCTATAGGTGCTACTACTACTTTCCGGGTAAGGTATGCCCCATATGCACCCTCTCTCCCATGTAAATCTGTAAGTTCCCATTCAGTAGGAACAGTCAAATCATTTGTAGACAACAATTCGTCTACTGCCTCGGATGAAGCGGCAAAGCCACCGTAACGAGGTACTCCCTCTTTAAACTCCGGCTTACCATTATGTGTCCAGATGTATACTGCGGACACAGGAAGATTCGCTTCCCATGTTTCTGACATTGGATCGGCTATACTTGTTGCACCCTTTAGGGCTCGAGCAACAAAGCCAATATCTGACTTATTGTTCATAAATCTTTTCCTCCTGTTAGTGTAGGTTGTTGTTTATACCTTCTGGGCCGGTTGCATATATGGGTACGCAACCGTTCCGGTCTGGTATCTATAATGAGAGAAGTGTTCTCGTAGGATTTGTCTAACTAGCGAAGATTCTGATCGATCCTCTATTTGTGCACGCTGGGAGACCATCTCACGAAGTCCTCGATTGACCACCCACGAAGCTGTCACCTTCTCGTCCGACTCTTTTTGAATATGTTGATTATTCATATCAGTATTTTATCACAAAAAATAATAAAACACATTAGAAATTAGGGACTTTTCATAAGTGGGGTTGAGCGTGACGGCAGGAAAGTATTTCTAGGATTGACTAAGTATTCTCTAAGGTAAATTCATCCGCATAGCTCAACCCCAACGGATGATACTGTAGTATACATCAAAACAGTCTAAATAGATTCTATTAGAGCAACGTATTCCCGGGAAGATCTTAATGATAGAGAGTCAATAAAGTCCAGCATACTCTCCTTGCCATAGCGTGACACAAAGATTGGAGCTAACCTTTCTTTCATTGCTGTTGTCTGACCAAACTCCATGTGGCAACTATGGTGTAGCAACGAACAGTTTCGCTCATCAAATATTTTCTTCTTCTTACTCTTGGGGACTGCACTACGTTTGAGAAGCCATTCATGCATATCGCCCTCGTTATTCAACCAGTGGCCACACCAGTCGCAACGGTCACGCTCATCAAATAGCTTCAGTTTCAGGTCCTTACGATTCATTAGTCAGTAGGTATAGCTTGGTACTGTACCGTCACAATATCATTAGATAAGTTATCATTATATACTCTGAGCCAGTAACCACCCATCGCAGGTGTACCAAATCCTTTACGACTAGACCAGCTATTACCATCATCTATGTCAGACACATAGCAACCTGTCTGAAGATAAACACGTTCTTGGTCAGTCATTATCCTACCGTGACTACTAATAGTTTCTACAGGCATATGCATTGCAAACCTATTATGTATATGTCCTCTAACTATTATGTCAGCATTGGGCCACATGACAGCACTACGGTTACTCTGGATAGCACCCTTAGTTACAGGTGCGTTGCCACCTACACCGTGGTGATACTTCATATTGATAGTCTTACGTCTACCACCATTAGCATACTTAGTTTTGAATTGTATCCAGCCAGTGTATGGTCCTACTATCGGAGAAACGCCTGTCTTTATCTTGAGGTGCGT